CATGAGAAGGTTCTATAACAGGATATATTCCTAAAGCTGCTCTTTCTTCATCTGTCCATATTGTAAATATTTGAGAAGAATAACGTACATTATTTAATACTAAAGATTTTTTTTGATTATAGTATTCTACTATGTTATTATCTTCTACTCTTGCCCACATATTATTCTCCTTTATCTTGCTGTAGCATATTTAAATGGGTTATGTGCCCAAGCCATGTATATATAAGTTTCTGCCACATTGGGATCTGTAGCTATTATACATTTAAATCCATTAGAAAGTATATCAATCATATCTGTTGTAGCTTCTGCTCCTGTATCATTTATTGCAAAATCATTATTATCAACATTATATCCAAGTCGTTTATCATCAAATACTAGCCAATCACTTGTTGAATCTATTGATTTAGTCCATATTAATGCAGGTCTGAATCCTGTATAAACAAATGTACCATCTGCATTTCCATTTCCTTCATAGCTTCCAAATCTACTGTAACCTTCTACATTATGCCAACAATATATTAATTGACTTTTACTACTTAAATTAGCATTACCTCCTACTGCTATTGTTGTAGAACTTACACCCATAATTTGATCACTTGTTGCTTGTGCAGCAGTAGTATTAAGTTTTAAAAAAGCAGTATTAGCCATACCATTACACCAAGCAACTCTATTTGAACCTGCACTGTCTAAAGGGGTTCCTATAACAAAATCAGGTGTATCACTCAATCCATGTCCTACAGTGTCATCAGCAGTACCACTTCCTGTGTATTGAATTATTGAAAATCCTCTATCTGCATCAACTTGTACTGTAGAATCAATATCTCCAGTAGTATTAGCTGCTGTAGTTCCACCATTTGCTTTCCAATTCAAAGATACAAAAGTATTTCCACTAGCATTAAAAAATGATCCAGTTCCTCCTATTTCAAATCCATCACTTTCAAAACTTTTAAAATCTGTTGTATTTTCTTGTACTGTTGTTCCACTAGTTCTTAAATAATAATAATCATCAGTAGCAGCTTCACCTCTTGATGAATCTTGGACACAAGGAGCAGTACTTCCTGCACCTCTATTTTTAACAATATTCATATCAGGTTGAAAACCAACTCCAGATATTGTTTGTGTACCACCACTTCCTGTGTAGGTAACTGCATTAAAATAATTCTGTGGTCCTTCATCTTCTGCTGGATCTGCTGCTGGAGTTGGGAGGTTTCCAGCACATAAGGCTTTATAATCTGCAGGAACATCATATTTAAATAATCCTAATCCATTATCTGGTGCTGCAGTACCTGCAGTAATTGATCCTGCAAAACTTGGGTCTTGTCCATAATTTACTATAAATTCAGAACCCCAACCAGAAACAATTAAATGCCAAGAATCTCCTGAAGTTGAAGCTGATAAACTAAAACCACCTGTACCAGTAGCACCAGAAGTAGGATCACCAGAATCTTCCCATGTACCATTTTTAGAAAAATATACATAACCATTATCAATATCTATAGCACAACCCACTATATCATCAGTTGTATAAGTATTTAAAGTAGATCCAGTTGTACTTGCATTTATATATACAGAACCATTAGCACTATACCATCCTGCTGAATTATTTGTTTGCCCTGCATAATAACTATCTTGATATGTAGCTAAATCTATAGATTGTGCTACTCCTATATATCCTCTATCACGACTTCCTTCTGTAAATTCTGCTTCAAAATAATATTTACCAGAAGGTACAGCCATAGTAGACCACATTGCTTGCCAACCACTATTATCATCTGCTTCTTTTAAATTACCTTCACTAAATGTTACTCCAGCTAGAGATGCTAAAGGATTAAGAGTAGCAAAATTACCACCATTAGAAGAACTATCAAAAGTTGGAGAGTCTAGCATTTGATCGTGTGCTGCTAATCCTGAAGCAGTAAAATCATTATTATTTCCTGAACTATCATTACCTAAATCACCAGATGATTCAAATTTGAGATAATATCCATTATTACCAAAGGTTAATCCACTTGGATCTTTGGGAATCCACACTCCATTTTTTGTTTCCCCATAAGAATCTGGGCCATAGCTTTGTCCATCATTAAATACTATTTCAGCCATATACACATCACAACCTTCTGCTGTTGTTCCTTTACCACTAAGTCCACCCCAACCTTGTAGTACTCCACTTTCATTTATAAACGAGACATCTTCATCTTGTGCTAGATCAGTTTGAACAGTTGCACTAGAATATGTAGGCTCTACACCATTAACATATAAACGAACTCTATTAGCAGAAGCAGCTTGAGTGCTATCAAACCTTAATACACAATGATACCATGCTGATGGGTCTCTAAATAACATATTTGTTGTTAAACGACTATCTACAAAATTCCCACCAGTAAAATTAAAATTAGCTTGTGGTGTAGAACCATTTGTAAATGTCCAAAATGAATAAGCAGCACCACTTGTTCCAGCAGTAAATACATTAGTACTTTGAGTAGCAGTACTTGTAACATCCCACCTTTTCCACCACCAACTATAAGTAAAAGTTTTACTACTTGTAGGAGTACCTGCTGTTATTTTTAAAGTACTATTCCCACTATCACTCATTCTGACTGAATTAGCTATCTGATGTGTATAAAAATCTGTACTTTCAGCAGCTTTAGCTACTGCTGCAGCCATTAAATGATTTTGAAAAACACCCACTATCCATACTCCTTCGATAATATTGCTTGTATTTTACCACCTACTCCATCACTTGAAGCAGATACTATTATATAATCTAATCTATCAGTTGCTCCATTAGATGTTGACATAGTTGGATCTGTTGCTGCAGGAAATAACCAATCTGCATTATATGCCATTGTACCACTTCCTCCTTGCTGTACTAAGAAAATACTACCTGTTTGTCCAGTTACACAATTAATTGGTTGTGCTAATGTATGAGCTGCTGTAACAGATGTACTCCAATTTTGTGCTGTAGCAAAATTAAGTGATACAGATGTTACTCCATTAATAGCTGTTGCAGATACTGCTGCTGCAGCACTCTTTACTACTTTTAATGTACCTTCTAAACTTGTATTACCTGATACTCTTACTGTTCCTAAGAAACCTGAATTACCTGTTATAGTTGTTGTACCTGTAGTTTTTAATGTACCTACTAATTGTGTATTACCTGAAATACATACATCACCATCAAATTCTGCTTTACCTCCTACAACTAATCCTGCTTCTAATGAAGTAGCTCCAGCTACTCTCGCAGTTCCTCCAACACCTAAATTACCTGTCATAGTAGTATTACCTACAAGAGTAGTAGTACCTCCTACATGAAGATTACCTACTAAAATAGTATTGCCAGAAACACAAACATCATCATCAAATTCTGCTTTACCTGCAACTGTAACTGTTCCACCAACTGCTAAATTACCAACAAGAACAGTATCACCTGATACACATACTGCATCATCAAACTCAGCTTTTCCACCTACTACTAATCCTGCTTCTAAACTTGTTGCTCCTGAAACTCTAACAGTTCCTAAGAAACCTGAATTACCTGTAATAGTTGTTGTTCCTGTAATCTTAGCAGTACCTACTAATTGTGTATTACCACTAACACATACGTCACCATCTAGTTCAGTTTTACCACCTACTACTAAACCACCTTCTAAAGATGTATCAGTAGATACTCTGAATGTACCTCCTACTCCTAAATTACCTGTTATAGTTGTATTACCTACAATAGTAGCAGTACCTCCAACATAAAGAGTACCACCTATTGTAGCATTATTAACAGATATATTACCTGTTATAGCTGAAGGTACATTTGTTAAATTAGCTCCATCACCATAAAAAGCACTAGCACAAACTTTTGCATTTGCTGCTTGAACATTAGCTCCTGCTATTGTTACAGTACCACCAACTACTAATCCACCACTAATAGATACAGAATCTTTAAATGTTCCTGCTCCTACTATTGTTGTTGCACCACCAACTTGTAAAGTACCTCCTACTGATGCATTACCTGCTATAGTAGCAGTACCTCCGACTCGTATATCTCCTGATACAGTAACATCTGTTTTAAATGTACCATCTCCTGATACTGTTACTGTTGAAGCAAATGTTGCTGCACCTGCAACAACTACTGTACTTTCTAATGAAGTTGCACCTGAAACTCTAGCAGTTCCACCAACACCTAAATTACCTGTTAAAGTTGTATTACCTACAACAGTTAAAGTTGAAGCTAGATGTGTTGCACCTCCTACAGTTAATGTACCTCCTACTGATGCATTACCTGCTACTGTTAATGTACTTAATAAATTTACAGCTCCACCTACACTTAATGTACCACCTACAGTTGCATTACCAACAAGAATTGTATTACCTGATACACATACGTCACTATTAAACTCAGCTTTACCTGCAGCAACTAATGTACCACCTACAGATGTATTACCTGCTATATCTAATGTTCCACCTATTGTAGTATTTCCTGAAACTCTAACTGTACCTAAAAATCCTGTAGCTCCAGAAACTGTAGCTGTACTTAAAAGATTTACAGCTCCTCCTATTGTAGTAGCTCCTGCAACACTTAATGTACTTTGTAAATGAGTAGCTCCTACAACAGTTGTCGTTCCACTAACATATAGGTTACCTCCTACTGTAGCATTACCTACTGATATATTACCACCAATAGACATTGTAACACCAGTTAAGTTTGAACCATCACCATAAAAAGCACTAGCACATACTTTAGAACTTACATGTACATCTCCTTTAACAGTAACATTACCACCTATAGATGCTGCTCCTGCTACATCAAGTCTACCACCTATTGTTGTATTACCTGAAACTCTAACAGTTCCTAAAAATCCTGCAGCTCCTGATACTGTGGCAGTACTTAGTAAATTAACTGCACCACCTATAGAAGTAGCACCTGCTATAGAAGCTGTTGATTGTAAATGTGTAGCTCCAACAACTGTAACAGTACTTGCAAAACTACCAGCACCTGCTGCATGAAAAGCTCCACTTACAGTTGCTGTTGATTTAAAAAGTGCAGCTCCTCCTACTGTTAATGTACCACCTATAGTAGCTGTATTAGCAACAACTAAACTTGATACAGATACATCTCCACCAATTGACATGGTAATACCTGTAAGATTAGAACCATCACCATAATATGCTGAGGCACAAACTTTATCTGTAACTTGTAAATCACCTGATACAGATGCATTACTTTCTACTCCAAATGTACCTGCAACTTTCATAGCACTTGTAGCTACTTTTATTGCAGTATTCGTTCCATCTCCTGTTTGTACATTTGTTAGAGATGCATCAACACCATTATTAGTAGAAACTCCCATTTTAAGAAGTTGCTTATAAGTTGAATTAATTAATTTACCTTCTAATTTTGTCATACTGTATTCCACTTTTTATTATTTGGATCTGATGAATCTTCCCATGTAAAATTAGCTAATTGCCATTCTAAGTTTCTACCACCAATATCAGGTCGAGGATTTCTAATTGTTATATCATCTCTTACATTAGGTATTTTATTTTGAGGATGATTCTTTAAATCATATGCTCCATCAAAACATGTTGGACAATTTAACATTCCATAACTATTTAATTTCATTACTCTATGTGGATAGACAAATCCACAATCATCACACATAGCAAGAGCATTTTTATTAGAAGCCATTATACATACCTATATTTAGGTCTAATTAATAAATTTGCTCGTTCTCTATCTTCTGATAAAGCATTAGATAATTTTTCTTCATAATTTGCTTTTAACATAGCTATACGATCCATTGGAATTCCAGGACGTTTCATAGATAAATAATATGCTAATCCACATGTTAAAGCTGGTAAAAAACGAACAGGAGCATCAGCATTTTGTTCGGCTGATTTATTAACATCTTCAACTTGACGTATACCTTCTATTTGTAAAATATCAGTAGTATTATCAGGAATAGGATAAAGATGTATTATTGGATTAGCTAAATCTCTTTTAACTGTATATTGTGTTGGTCTTCCTGTTTGAGATTTATTTGGTACATTTAAATATTCTTCAAATGATAGTCTTTGTAATTCAATATCTGTTGAATCTCTGCGTAAATTAATATGTAAAGCGTCTGTTGTAGAACTACTAAGATCATAAGTTGTTACACTTGTTGAAACTGTTACAGCAGTTGTATATGTTTTCCATAATAAAATACCCCTATTCTGCCAGTCATTCAACATTAAATTAATTGAACGTCTAGCAGATTTAGGAGTATGTCCAAGTGTTTGTTCACCACCAATCATCTCGGTAGCTTCTTGAATTACTTCATCTATATCTAAAGTAAAATTATAAGTTCCAGATGTTGCCATTAGAATTTACTTCTTTTCTCGTAACCAAAATCCTAATACACCTGCAACCCCACATCCTACTAAAACAATGCTTTGCCATAAATCACTAGGTACAATTATGCCTACCATTGCACATACAGCAGCTATTGCTGAATAAGATGAGGGTTCTTTAAATCTTTCTACTATTGCGTTCATAATATTTTTCCTCCGTTATTATAAAGTTTCCGAACAAACTTCTGTCCAGAATTATCAATCAGTTTTCCACCTGATTTCATATCTTTTTTAAATTGTTTATAAACTTTAGGTTTATTAATTCTTAAATAAATTCTTTGTTTCTTAGATGCAAAAGGCATTCTTAAACTTTACCACCTTTTTTATAACCTTGCATTATTTTACCACCACCAGCTTTCTTCTTTAAACCACTTGATTTAGAACCTGCTAGTTTTTTTTGTTTCTTTAAATGTATTTGTGGTTCCAGAAACTTCCATTTTTTCTTTTTATTAGTTTGTCCATATCCTTTACTTTTACTCATTACTTTACTCCAATGTTTTTCACATCTTTAGTAGATGTAGAAAAAGATTCACCTTCAGGATAGTCTTCATCTACTATAGCTTCTATAGGACCACCATGTACTTGAGGTCCTTTACGAGCTGCACCAAAGCCTTGACCAGTTGGTTTACCTGTTACTTCTTCTAAGTTAGCAGGATATCTAAGTAATGTATATGGTCCTGGTATATTATCTTCCATGTTTTTCCCCTTGTTCTTTTCTTTTAATTATTATTTAATATTAATTTTATTTATTATATCTAGCAATTCCCCAACCTCTAGGTTTCTTTTTAGATCTTTTTATTTTCTTTTGTAGTTGTCCACCATCTTTTATACCCATGACTTTAAAACTTGCATCAAACATAGCATCACCTAAACTATAAGCATTTGGATCTTTACCAGATCTTAACCAACTTTTTCCAATTAAATTATATAATCTATAAAGAGCTTTATCTTTTAACGATAAACCACCTGCAACCTGTTTTAATTTCTTTTTAGAACTTGTTCTTACTTGTTTATCTATTTTTGATCTATTAAGAGCCACTAATTAGCTCCTTGAATAACTGGATCTGGACCACCTGTAGGACTTGCTGGAGTTTCCATATCATCCCTTCTTGTTCTTCTTGCTTGATTTCTTAAAGCATCTATTGCATTCTTATACTGTCCTTCCCATAATGAAACAGTATTCCAACTTTTCATATAAACATATGCCTCAATCATACAAGCATTAAATAAGGCATTATAACAAAACTCACTAAAATAATTTGTAGTAGTTGCACTTGTACCTGTAGCACTTGATAAGGCTAAAGGTTTTTTGGTATATTGTACTTCACCTGTTAATGTTGATGCAGGAGTAGGTACTATATAAATTGATGTGTTATTTTTTCTTGAATAATATCTAGGTGTACCTGTTGAGGCACTTGCATATCCCCAATAATCTATAGCATATTCGTAAGGTCTTTGTAATAAAGGTGTTATATTAGAAGATACACTTGTTTTATAATTTACATTACGTACAACTAATGTTCCAGCAGGTAAACTTACTACTGGATCTGAAGCTGTAAATGTAAATGAAGAATAATAATCAAGTCCTGAATCATCTAATTCTTTTATAAGACGATCTTCAGCTCGATTAACAAAATAAGAAATTTGATCTGAAAATTCTGTTGAATCATTTTCTGCTGTATTTATAATATCAGTTTTAAGATAAGCATAAGTAGACATATAATTATCCTACTATTAAAGTTATACCTGCACCATCTGCTGGCATTGATGCACTTATTGTACCATCAAATTGTACACCTAGTTCTCCTATATAAATATCTGCTCCATTACTAGCTGCAACTTGAAATTTAATTTGACTTCCGTTTGAATCTTGTAAATCAAATGTACCTGCTGCTGTGGATTCAGCATGGATTGCTATAACACGACTTCTTCCTGGATTTGCATAAACAACTCCACTTGCTGATTTATAATATGCTTTTAAATTTCCTGCCATTTTATTTCCTTCTTAAAATCTGAAGAGGTGGAATAACTCTCACCTCTCCAGAATTATTAGTATTAGGTACCAGCATTCCCATACCAGCCTCTCCAATCAGAAACACCGAAAGAATATCTTTCACGTGCTTTAAATCGAAGATTGCCAGTATCAAAATCTGGTTCCATTTTAGTTTGTAAAGGTGTTCTAATGAACATTTTAGTACCATTTGGAACATCAGTTTTTATGAACCATGCATCACCATCTGTGAAACGTCTGTTTACATAAAAACCATTAGGAACCATACCCATATGACGAGTTGGGTTGATATCATTATCAGCACTACTAGCTTTACCAGGAGTGTTTAATGTGACATCAGCTAAGTTCCAAGAATCAACAGGAACATGCAATGACATAGCACTAGCTCCTACTAAAATACCTCGATCATCTTTAGTCTTTTGAATTTGAGTTAAAGAAGTTTCAAGAGTACTTTGAGCAAGGTCTGCTGCTGTACCATCATTTGCATAGTTACTTTGTGTTCCAGTAACTACTGTTGGGTGAGTTGTTGCAATAAATGCAACCCCATCACCTATTGCATAAGCACCAGCAGTAAAAGCATTATTAAATACATCAGCAGCTTTTACTTGCTTAGTATTTGCCATTGCTCTTGCTAGACCTTTTGCACGTAACTTAGAGAAAGTATCATAGAGGTTATCCTCCATAGCTTCCTCAGTTATTGCAAAAGCTAATGCAATTGTTTCGTTAGTATAACGAGCAGTATAAGATTCTGTCGCATCATCATAACTAACTGCAGCACCTTCATTTTTAGTAGGTGCTGTTCCAAAACCTGTGAAGAGAACTTCCTCTTCAAAGGCACGATCTGAGTTCTCTACATCATATAGAGGCTCGTGTTCATTATTTACATCTCCGTACTCCAATCCGAAAACTGCATTCAGTCCAGGAAGGAGTTCTTTACTAATACTAGCTCTATTTATAGCCATTTATTATTCCTTTCTAGCTTATACAGATGTTGAAACAGCAGCTTTAACAAAATTACTTCTGTGTCCAGCGAGCCAAACTTCAACAATTGGATATTGGTCAAGAGAACTTACATTTCCACCTACTGATGCACCATCATACATTTTACGTCCAACGATACGTGCATGACCTGAAGCGACATCTGCTCCTATTGGAGCTGATTCTAAGTGATACCTAGACTGTCCAGTAGTAGTTGATCCAACTGAAGTATTGGTAACTGAACAAGTATAATTTAATACTTTTCCTAATTCACCATCAGATAAAGTTGCATTCGCTTGAATGTGATATGTTTGTGCAGGATCAGTAATGACATGTAATTTAACATCAGACGCAGATGTTGCTCCTGTCCAATGACGAGAGAATTTTGGTTCTCCGTCTTCTACATAAGTACATCCTTGGAAAACACCTGAAGGTTTCAATGTAGTTGCTGCAGAGGTTTTTATTGTACCTGCTGCTTTTATAACAATCATATCACCAGTATAGATATTTTCAGGAAGTAATGCTGTTATAGCATATGCAGAACTGGAAACAGGTTGAACAAGTTGTCCAAATGCTTCTGTATTTGCCTGACCATCTCTTTTTCGAACTGGAAGAAAACCAAATGGATTATAACTTGTAGCCATTGAATTTCTCCTAAGTTTGAAGATTAAAAAAATGTAAAAGGCTTATTCCTGAAATTGAGGAGTTCTTCCTTTTACAACTGTAGATTTAGAGTTATTACTAATCGGCATACGAGAATTAGAAGACTTCATTAATTGTGAATTAACTGCTTCCATCTGATCTGCTGATTTTTTTCTATAATAAACTCTTTTAGCCTCTAGCTTTTTCGTAGGTATTTTACCTAACGCTACATCTCCACGACTGATGACTCCAGCATAGCGACCATCCTTCTTTACGAAAGAAGTTGTACTCATTTCAGGTACTTCTTCAGGAGTAACAAATTGCCAACCTTGATTTAATTTCTTACCAACATTCATGTAATCATCTTTACCTTTCATATCAGTACGTAACCAACCAAGTGTTAAACCCTCATTTGCAAATCGCTGTTTTATATGTTCAGGAATTGCAGTTGCATTGGGTTCTGTATAGGTATAATCTGTTTCTTCTCTAGTTTCAGTTTCTCTGTTTTTAGTACTACGTGTATTTAATCGTGTCATTTTATCCTCCACGTTTCATATTAACTGTTGTATATTCACCTTCAGCTTTATCTGTTTTAAGCTTTTCGGCTGCATACTGTTCAAGTGGTATATTCCATTTATTAGCTAATCTTATATCTGATTGAGATAATTTTACCTTTTTAGAATTAGGAGAGGAACGTGAACCTCCTGCTACAACTTGAGATGGTGTTGACGAACCATCTTTACGAATTTTTTCTTCAACAACAGTTCCTTCAGTAAACTTCTGAGGAAAAGCTGTTTTAAGTCTATTATCAATTTCCTTATAAAAATCTGGATCTTCAGGTGTATAACCTTCAGTTTTTAATTCAGCATCAATTGCAAGAGCTGATGCTGTCATTATATTATCTTTTCCAAACCATGTATTCTTTGATGCCCAATCTTGTGCTCTTGGATCTGGAGTAGGTTGTTGTATCTGTTGAGAAGCTGCTTGAGCTTCTGGTTGTCCAGTAGCTACTTCTGGAAATTGTTCTCTAGTATAATGTAAACTTTTTAAATCTGCTTGAGCATCATTTAAAATTTCTTGAGCTTGTAAAACTTTTTGAGAATCACCTTCTTCGTGAGCACTTTTATAAGCATTACGTGCAAGTTCTAATTTATCAGTTAATTGTTTTTCCGAAGCATCTAAATTTAATTTACTAACTTTAGTAAAATCATTTCTTTGTTTAGTCGTTTGATTATGTAATGTTTCATTAGCTTGAATTAATTTTTGAATTTGCTCATCTCGTTCTTTTCTTTGACGAATAAGTTGTTTAATTCTTTTCTGAGCACCTTTTGTTTCAATTCCTTCTAATTCTTCAGGAACATCTTCTTTTATTTCTGGTTCTTTTTCTTTTACTTCTTGTTCTTTAGAAGCTTGAACTTCTTCTGTTTCTTCGCCCTCTACTTCATATTGAACCTTTTCTTCTTTTTCTTTTTCTGGAACTTCTACTTTATTCCATTCTTCTTTATTTGCCATGTTTACCTCCGTTGTATACGACACAAACGCATTACGTATTATAGTTATTACTTATATTATACCATACTTTTTCCTATAATGCAAGTTTAAAATGAACCTTTTGTTAAATTAAATGTAGGATCTAAATCTGTAGGATCTTCAACTTTCATAATTACTTGATCATCAAATAATAATAAAAGTCTTATTCCTTTATAAAACAACTTCTGTCCAACATGTTTACCATAGGCAATATAATCTGTTTCTTGACACCAAGGACCTTCTGGAAATTTATCTTGATCTTTATAAGCTAACTTACCAAGTCTTAATACTCTTCCAACTGTTGTTAAATATGATATATCTTCTCTTGTTGAATCAGGTAGTAATATACCACCTTTTGTTTCACCTTTAATACTTATAGGTCTTACAAGAATATGATAACCTGGTAGTTCTGGTAGAACTATAGGATCATTTTTATCATCATCTGTAATCCATAAGTCATTCTTTATACTTTTTCCTAAAGCTACTTGTTGCATTATTCATCATCCCCATCATTATAAGTTCGTTTTTTTATTATATCATTTAATCTTTGTCTAGACCATTCTATACCATAAATAGATCCAACAACTTGTCTATAGTGAGAATAATCTTCAGCCAATCCTGACCCAAGTTCATTTTTTAATTTTTGAATCTCATCACTATAGGCTTTTACTACTTCATCCCAAATATCCATATAGTAAATCCTTTAAAATAATATTGGGCAGTAAATAAATACCACCCAATATTGGTTATTAATTTTAACTATCTGTAAATGGTGTTGCTAAAGTTCCATCACCCATGAGCCATGCTTGAACCCACCAAGTAGTAGTATTTACTCCTAAGAGTTTAATATAACCACCTGTTAGCCATCCTTGTTCTACTTGTCCTAGATCAATAACATCATTAGATGATGCAGGATGGAAGTTATCTGTTTCACCAATTTCACCTGTATCAAATAAAAATGCAGTTCCTAAGAAACCATCAGTACCATCAGTAGTTGCTGTCTTAATTTGACCTGCACCTGTAAAAGTTGTTTCTACGAGAAAGGTATATTCAATACCTGCTGCAGGTGTTGGTAATGTTACAACAATACCTCCTGCTCTATTAAAACCATAAATAGTACCAGAATCAGCAGAAGTTATTGTTTTAGTAGCATCTGTAATTGATTCATAATCAGATAAAATATTTGCTGCACCAGTAAGTTTTAGAGTACCAGTACCAGATACATTACCACTACTATCAACAGTATAATTATCTGTAGCAGCACCTGTAGTTGAGCTTATACTAATC